AAGCAATTCGACCTCCCTCACGAGGTCATGGTGAAGGATGTCATCGAGCTGGCCAAGAAGTACGAGGCGGCCTTCAACGCATGGATGGAGGAATGACCTACGAGGAGAAGATAGCCCGCATCATGTTCCTCAGAGAGCATCGGCGGGGCCTGCTCATCGAGCGGTGCAAGGAGGACATCTCGAACAAGAAGAAGGTCATCGTGGACCACGAGCTCAAGCAGGTCAAAAAGGCCCTTCGGGATTTGGATCCTCATGGTATGTTTCCGCCATGACCCGCGTCCTACCTATAACGTATGAAGTGTGCCAGCCTTGGCTTTTGAACGTTCACTATCTGCGGCGGGAGGTCAGCACCTCCTACCAATTTGGATTGTTTGAAGACGGAGTATTGAGGGGCGTGGTGACCTATGGCCGCGCCCTTCCCATCTCGGTGTTAGTCTCTCCGTTTGGTGAGGCTTGGCAACATTGCGTGCTAGAGTTGAATCGCCTTGTCCTGCAAGGAGAGACAACGCCCAACGCTGCAAGCCGCCTCATTTCGCAGAGCATCAAGCAATTACCAAAGCCCAAGGTCATCATCAGTTACGCCGACGCTGGCAAGGGCCATGTGGGGTACGTCTACCAAGCGAGCTCCTTCATGTACACCGGACTCAGTCACACCCAAAAGGATTGGGTTTTAAAGGACGATCCGACGCGTCATTCTCGCACCCTGATGGACGAGTTCGCCTTCGAGCCCAATCGGGTGGAGAAGCTGAAGGCCAAGTATGGGGACCGCCTGATCCAAGTGCAGCGGCCCGCGAAACACAGGTATATCCGAATCCATGCGAGCAAGTCAGACAAGAAGAGAATGATGGATTGCCGGAGGTTTGAGTTGATGCCGTACCCCAAGGGCGACACCAAAAACTTGGGGGAGGGACCCAGCATTGGTTCGCAGATGATTATGTTCTGACCCATGAAATATTGGTTCGACAGCGAGGACGCGCAGCGGTATGGACTCCCAGCCGCTGCCGTTCTTGCACATCTGCGCTACTGGATACAGCGCAACACCCAAGCCGGAGAGGAGCCTTGCATGACCCAATCGATGAAGGAGATGCAGGGGTACCTCCCCTTCTTGACCATCCCCCAAATCAAGCGAGCCCTGGCCAAGCTGGAAGAGGGGGAGGCCATCTACCGGGCCCCGAATGGGTTCGACCGGAGGCACACCTATTGCCTTGGGACGGAATCGTCTCATGGAAGGGACGAAATGGTCTCATCGATGGGACCAAATCGTACCATCGAAGGGACGGAATTGTCCCATGTACATATAGAAACAATAACCTCTAAGAGAACAGAGAGAGACGCGCACGCGTGGGAGAGACCGACGGAGGAGGAAGTGGTGGAATACCTCCGGGAGATAGGAGGGGCGGATTTGGCCCCTACATTGGGCCCGGCCTTCTTCAACTACTACCAAGCCAACGATTGGATGGTGAACGGCACTCCGATCGCCCGATGGAAATTCAAGGCCAAGCAATGGCTCACCAATGAACGAAACAGACGAAGCAATGCACGACGAAAAGGATTCAACCCCGACGGATTCACTCCGGACGGCCTCAAGGACTTCATCGCTAACGGATAGGACTCAGGGACTACTCCGGGGAGATAGTCGAAATTTGACCCCTCAAAATGCGTGGGAGGAGGGCACAAACATCCGCAAGGCGCTCCGACTCCACCCGGAGGCGGTCCGCGCGTGGTTTTTGGCAGAGCTTGGGAAGCTCATCAAGTTCGTCGACGCAACCAAAACAATTCAGGACGACGAGGAGATGGCGGAAACCATCCGCGCCCTCATCGAGGAGTTCCCGGCCTTCAAGCTCGAGGAGTTCGCCCTGGTCTTCGAGGGCATTAAGAGAGACAAGTTCGGCCCCATGTACGGGCGGCTGAAGCTGGGGGAGCTCATGACCTGCTGCCGGAAGTGGGAAGAGACCCGCGCCGAGCGCATTTTGGAACGTAGGCATCGTCCGGAATACGATCCCCACACCCGGGGCTCAGTTGGAGAACCCAAACGGAAGGCTATATTGTTGACCGAGGAGGACCTATTGGCCCTCGGGCAAATCAAACCGAAATGACGTCAGGGCTTTTCGCCGCCATCGCTGTCCTCAGCTTCGCACAGCTCGGGGTCGAATACTTCCAAGAGAATCAAATCCGGGTCTTCGGACTCGTTATCCTTTTGTTGGCGTGCCTGGGCCTCGCATGAATCGGAAGAAGCTCATCGCCAAGCTCGACCGGGTCTTCTCCCAATGGGTGCGGGCCAAGGACGCCGACCACCGCGGACACGTCACCTGCTACACCTGCGGCAGGGAGGCCCATTGGAAGACGATGGACGCCGGACACTTTCAGTCCCGGGGCAAGTTCTCGACGCGGTGGCTCTGCCAGCCGGAGGACGGATTGGTCAATGTCGCCCCCCAATGTAAAAGGTGCAATGGATTCCGGTCCGGGGAGCAATTCAAATTCGCCCGCCGACTCGACGCGGAGTACGGGGAGGGCACCGCGGAGAAGATTGAGCAGATGTCAAACCAGACGAGGAAGTACAGCTCCGAAGAGCTCGAGGCGCTCATTGAAGTCTACAACCGACGCGTCCGCAAGCTGTGACCCTCTCCCGCTACCTCGAGAAGAACTACGCCGACCTTGAGCAGGCCGCGTACCGGATCGCCGGAAGGGATGGTCCCGACTTACTCCACGAGGTCATCCTCCAGCTCTACCAAACCAAGGAGGAAACCATTGAGGGCCTCCTCGAGAGGGGGCAGATGAAATACTGGGTCCTGCGGGTGATGGTCAACAACTACAACTCCAAGACGTCCCGGTACCACTACAAGTGGAGGAAGGACATGGAGCGACGCCGGAAGTTCTCCCGCCACATTCGGGACTGGTGGGATGGGGACGGGGTAGCCGCCCACCGGGACCAGCTTTTGACCCACATCGAGGAACAACTTGCGGACCTTCCCTGGTTTGATGCGGAGGTCTTTGCCATATACTTCGAAGAGGGGCACACCCTGGACTCCTTCGCGGAGGCCACGGGCATCTCTCGACACACCCTATACACCACCATCCGACGTGTCCGAAAACGAATCCAAGGGACTGGGCGACAAGATCGCCAAGTTGACGAAAGCGACGGGAATCGATAAGCTCGTCCACGCCGTGGTCGATGATTGCGGTTGCGCCGAAAGGCAGAAGAAATTGAATACCATGTTCCCGGGCCGGAACGTGGCCATGAATGAGACGGACGTGAATCGGTGGGAGGGGCTTCAGCCTGACGTGAAGCGGGGGCGCCTGAACCGCGCCCAGACCCGCATCCTTTACGACATCTACAACCGGACCTTCAACGCTGCCGCCAAGCCCTGCAACTGCACGGGCAAGAACCAGCAGATGGTCGAGAAACTCCAACGCGCCTATGAGCTACGCTGCGAACTTTAAGACATACCGCGCCCCCGAAGGGGTGAGGAACAACGCCAAGCGCGGGATTGAGCTCAACGAGAAGGTGAACAACAGGTGCGCCCTGCAAACTGGAAAGGTGAGGGGTCAGCAATTAGCGCAAGGGGAGGCGGTGTCCCTCGACACGGTGAAGAGGATGTACAACTTCCTGAACCGTCACGCCAAGAACTACGACCCCAACGACTCCAAAGCGTGCGGGACCATCTCCTACCTTCTGTGGGGTGGGAAGGCTGGCCTCGCGTGGGCCCGCAACATCTTGAGGGAGGAAGGGCAAGACCTCGCCGAGATTGGTCCGAAGGGTGGCGTGAAGCGATCCAAGAAGGCCCCGAAGTCCGATACCCCCAACCCCTCACCCAAGAGAGGCAGCGACAAGAACAAGCCCGGAGCCGCAGCCTCAGAGGGTAAGGTGAAGGTCCCCGCCTCGGTGGAGAAGACCCTCAAGAAGAAATCCGACGAGTTCAACGAACGCTATAAGGAGAAGCTCGGGTACGGGGTCTCCCTGCCCAAGTTGAGGGTGGTGTACCAGCGGGGGGTGGGTGCCTTCCAGACCTCACACTCCCCGAACGTGAAGAGCGCCGAGCAATGGGCCCAGGCCCGAGTGAATGCTTTTCTCTACCTTGTGCGGAACGGACGACCGGAGAATGCCAAGTATGTGGGGGACAATGACCTCCTCCCCAAGGGGCACCCGAAGAGCATTAAGTGAGTTTGGCCTATATTTGGGCAAAACACACGAATAATGCGACAATGTTTTACGCCACAGCAGGTGGCCGCCATGCTTCAATTAGACCTTCCGTACATCCACGGCATGATTCGAAAGAAGCAACTCCGAGCCTTTGACATCCTTCCGGGAGTCATTCGCATCACCTCCGACTCCGTGGACGAGTTCATCCGGAAACGGTCCGTGCAAGAGTTGAACGTGTACCAGATGCCTCAAGAGTTCCGCAAGCTCTCACATCGTGCGCAAAACGTCCTGTATCGCCTGGCCATGTTTAACTCTGTCGAGGAGCTGACCCAGTACACGCGAAACGAGTGGATGAAGTTCCGAGGGGTGGGTTCCAAAACCATTGACGAAATCGAGCGGCTTTGTCAGGCTCATGGATTCGAACTAGCTCAGGAGTCATGAAGCGGTTCCGCAAACTCTTCTCATGACCCACGAAGTCCTGTTCTGTGTCGTTGCTTTTGTGTGCATCGGCCTTTATTTCTATGTGCTCAATCGTATATGAGCATGACCCACACCATCTTGCGCCCTTGAAATGATACAAAACAAGAGCTACGACCAATGCCTGACGGGATCGTATGATGTCGCCATGTTTGACCCTCCCTTCGACATTTGGGAAGACATCAAATGGAAGCCCGAAGCCCGGACCTACGTTTGCTTCACCAACTTTCAAAACCGCCACCATGTGACGCGGCTGATGGGCGACCGCCCGAAGTTCGAGATGATTTGGCACTTCAAGGACGGGCGTTGGGTGTCGCACAAAATGCCACGGCACACACACGAGCACATCCTGATTTATGGGGAACTGAAAAATGAGGCGTACACCGGAGAGGCCACCACAAGTCAGGAGCCGATGAAAAAGGGCAAGGGGTCCATTGGTAGGGACTCCAACCTCGGAGACAGGGTGTATGTCCCACGAGAGCGGAAGATGCTCAACTCCGTCATTGAAGTACCGCGTAACGTGGGGAAGGCTTTGGGGGTATGGGGTAAGCCGGAAGCCTTGGTCATGCCGATCATGGAATGGCTCGTGAACCCCGGAGATAGCGTGTGGGACGGGTTCGCGGGATCGGGCACTTTTGGGGTTTGTGCGCGTCGGCTGGGGGCGCATTACTTCGCATCGGAAATCAATCCGGACACCTGTGATTCAGCGAACCGCCGCCTCGCACAGGAAAAAAACAAGCTCTTTTGAAAATCATCACCGCCGGACAGCTTGACGGGTACCAACGCCGCAAGGACCGCTCCGTGTCCCTCCGATTCGTGACCCAAGAGAAGACCTCCGCCGAGATAATGGACATCGACCGCCTTGTCGATACGTTCGGAATTTTGTATTTTAGAGGGGAGGAGCGCATCAACCACGAGGAGCTAGAAAGCCTCGACGCGGTGGAGCTCGACCTGTACGACGAGCCCAAGAGTCAGAGCCAGCGCCTCCGGAACGTGCTCTTCAAGATTTGGAAGCAAACCGAGAAGGGCGAGTTCAAGGAGTTCTACAAGCACGAGACCGAGCGCATCATCCAACACTACAAGGGCAAGCTGGAATGAAAGACAGAGACATTGCATACGTCGCGACCTTCCTCGGGCTGATGGGAATCGCCTTCACCTTCGCGTGGATCCTCGCCAATGGCTGAAACATACAAGGCCGTCTTCACCTGCCCGGCATTGAACGAGCGAAAGGTGTGGTGGGTATCCAACCGGACGGAAGCACGGAAGCACCTCTACGCTCACGTCAATAGCAGGAGCCACCGATTGAAGTCATACCAAGACCACGACTGGGAGTTCAAGGTCCGGCCCATATTTGGAGGTGATAGTGACCTCGGTTGCGACTACAGCACATTCGAATAATGCCCATCCCTACCCCCAAGCCCAACGAAAAAGACGAGGACTTCATGGCCCGTTGCATGAGTGACGGAACCATGAAAGCGGAGTTCCCCGATGAGGTTCAACGCCTCGCTGTATGCATTCAACAGGTGAAGGATGCCTGACAGCCTCGGACATACGAAAAAGGCACTCGTCGAAGCTCTCGAGAAATCGTTGGGGGTAGTCTCCACCGCGTGCAAGGCTGCGGGCATCTCGAGGGACACGCATTACCGATGGCTCAAAGAGGACCCGGAGTACAAGGCCCAGGTCGAGGAGCTGTCAGAGGTGGCCGTTGACTTCGCCGAATCCCATCTCCACAAGCTCATCAAGGACGGCAACCCAGCCGCGACCATCTTCTTCCTCAAGACCAAGGGCAAGAGCCGGGGGTATGTCGAGCGGCAGGAGATCGCCGTGGCAGAGAAGAAGCCCCTCTCGTGGTTCACCGATGACAACGCGGACGTTTCTTAATATTGCGGCGTGCAGTCCTACAGCGTCCACCCGATAGCGTCTGAGCAATGCAAGCCGTGGCTGTTGGGTCGGCATTACGCCCGGCGGATGTGCTCCATCAGTTACGCATTCGGGTTGTATGAGGACGGCAAGATGAAGGGGGTCTGCACGTTTGGCAAACCCGCCTCGCCCTGGCTGTGTGTTGGGGTGTGTGGTGCAGAGCATTCCGAAAGCGTTTATGAACTGAACCGCTTGTGTGTCTCGGACCAGACTCCAAACATCCTGAGCTGGTTCGTCGCTGAATGTCTGCGCCAACTGCCACCGATGATTGTCGTCAGCTACGCGGACACCGCTCAGGGGCACGTCGGATATATCTATCAGGCCACGAACTGGATATATACGGGCGCGACCAAAGAGCGGACCGACATCGGGACGGCAGATGGCAAGCATTCCCGGCACTACGAGGCGAACTCAGAACATCCCCGGAAGCATCGGTCCAGTAAACATCGGTACGTCTACCTCACCGGGTCCAAGACCCAGCGCAAGAGATGGCGCAAGGCCCTGAGGTATTCCGTCGAGCCATATCCAAAGGGCGACAATTCCCGCTATACTGAGGCGCCGATATACTCACAGGCTCAGTTGTTTTGAGGCAACCCGCCACGTACTACCACGTCAAGGGGTGCGATTCCCGGGTGCAAGTACACCAGGGCGGCACGCGATCGGGCAAGACCTATTCCATCCTTCAGTCCCTGGTCGAGCTCTGCTACAAGAACGAGAACTCCGGGGCCGTCATCACCATAGCCCGGAAGACGTTCCCCGCCCTCCGTGCTACGGCCATGAGGGACTTCTTCGAAATCCTCGAACGTGAGGACCTGTACAACCCCGACCAGCACAACAAGAGCGAGGGGAACTACCTGCTCATGGGGAACCTCGTGGAGTTCATCAGCGTGGACCAGCCCCAAAAGGTCAGGGGCCGCAAGCGCGACATCCTCTTCATCAACGAGGCCAACGAGCTCAACCTGGAGGACTGGAGGCAACTCCTACTCCGCACCACGGGGAAGGTCATCATCGACTTCAACCCCTCGGATGAGTACCATTGGATCTACGAGCAGGTCATCCCCCGG